TGAACTCACTGCCAATACCTAAAGTATTTAAAGTGTTTTGAACTGCGTTATAAACAGGTCCAATTCCTGGGTAAACAAAGTAAGATTCACCCTGATCGTCTTGTTGAATCCATCCTGAGTGAGTAATACCTTCATAAGTTATTGCTGCACGCTGAATAGCCTCTGGATTGTACCTAACAACGCGATACATACGACGATAGAAGTCTTCTGTGGCACGATAGAACCGTGCAAAGTTACGTAAACCAAAAGCAAGCTGTGTACGCACTAGCGGATTATCTACATATTGTAAAGTTTGTTGTACTGCACGCTCTTCAACAACTCTTGCTAAATCTTTTTTGGCTCTTTCTGTAACAATGGCAAGGCCAGTTGTGTTTTCAGGGTCCATTCCTTTTGTATAAGATGAAACCCACGCATCTTCAAAGCCAGTGTCACGCATCTGTCTACGTATGTTAATCATTTCATTAAGAACAATAGGTTGACGTGACATACGGGCGTTGGCTAGACCTAAAAATGTCCATCCTTGATTCATTACATTAGCAGTAATCTCTCCCTGTGGTACAGCCGGTACAAGTGTTGGGCCAACTACAGAGGCAGGTAGATCAAAGTCATCTTTAGGTAGGTCATCTAAAGATAGACGACCAGTAACTATATAGTTTCCGTTTTTATCAACGGTACGAATTCTATTAAGTAGCTCAATGTTAAGAGAACCATCTCCACTTTTAGTGAAAAGTTCTTTAGCTCTGTTATGTGTCAGAGTCAACAGTTCATCTGATGACATCTGGGTAGATGCACGAGCATCTTTTAGGAACTCTTGTCCTGTTTTGGTCTTTAACCACTGACGAGCCACAGTTAAATAGTCATCTAGGTTGTCTAGGTTAGCAACAGCAATAGTACCTAGTTCATCATTAGCGTAATATCCAATACGCATAATTAGAGAATACATAGATGCTTCGTCTTGAGTGCTAACAGCCTTTACAGAGAAGGTTCTCTCACCCTTAGCGCGAGTTAAAGGTGTTTTTGGTTGCCCTACTTCAAGAGCGTGAACACGAACACCTGTTAGTTCGGCAAGGTTTGTAGCACGTGTAATATAATCTGCACCTGATACAAAGTTAAGACCACCTTCAGATGCTGTAGATAAGGCATCTTCAATATCGCCATACTTAATCTGCTCTTTAAGAAGTTCAATCTCTTCTTTGTTCATTTGCTTTAGTCCAAGAGTTGAACGTAGTCTGTTAAGACGACCTTCGTTAAGGACGCGAGCAAAGATCTCACGAGATTGTTCTGTTATTCCACCAGCTAGTTGTTTTCTGACTGTTTGAATCTCAGCAAGTTTTTCAGTATGTTGCGGAGTACCTTTAGTAAGATTGTCTAATTCTTTGTTAAGACCTGCAAGAGTGTTCTTGCCTTCTTCAAATTTAGTTTTAAGGACTGTTAACTCTTGTACATTCTTATCAACTTCTTTACGATTAAGAAATCTCATAGCAATTCCAAGTGGGTTATCAGCCCATCCTTTGACACCGTCAGCTTCTTTAACAGCCTGTAGGTAAGTATTAATACGTGTTGATAGCACACGTCCTTTTGCTAGGCCCCAAGGAGATTGACCAATTGCTAGGTTAACCATAAGGTCTTCACCTGCATTACGAAGAGCATAACGAGGTCCAGCCAAAGTAAGGAACGACCAAGCAGATGTCATCCTGTTAGCAAAGTTGCTATTGGCAAGACCAATTGCTGTTTGAAAAAGTCCAGTACGTGCTGCCGCTATATCAATATCTGCTACTGATGGTACAGTTACAAAAGGATTAAAGTCAGATGGTAATGATCCCATTTCTGGGTATGCATCATCTGCCTTGCTAATTGAGTGGATACTCTTTGTCTGACCAGTTGCCTGACGTGCAATGGCTTGGCCTGGAAGGTTCGTATTTAATCCACGTATTTCAGCAATAGTTTTCCAAAGACCGTAGTAAACTTCTTTTCTTTTACCAGTCTCTTCAATTGCATTAAATGCTTCTGCCAAGAGTTTTGACTCTCGTGTAGGTAGAACCATTACAGCCAAGCTGTAAATTTTATCTCCAGCATCAGCATCTCTGACGTTAAAAACATCATCTTTAAACATAGGAGCAATAGCAAGTTTTGCCTTGGCACGATCAATCTTATATTTAATATACGCTGTTGAAAACTTAGCAATATTCTTTGGATTTGTTCTAGCCGTTACTAAATCAATAACAACCTTTTGATTGTCAATAATTGTTTCGGCTATACCATCAGTAGTTGATGCTCCACCAAACCATAAGTCATCCACCAATTGTGGACCAGTTACTTTTAGGTTAAGCATTTTGCGACCCTGAGTAACTGCGTTAATTCGTAATTTACGAGAAGCATCTAAACGAGGAAGAATCAAGCGTTGGCGACCTATGCCACCTTTAATCATCTCATCAAGTTGCTTTGTATTTTCAAAGAAAGCCTGCGCTGTTTTAGCGTTAGTAACTGGAATTTTGCTCTTCATTAAAGATGTAATAACTGCTGGTCCCAGTTCTGGAGCCATAATAGAAAGTTCTTTTCTAACTATTAAACTTGCCTCTGGGTCACCTTTAAGTTTTGAAAGTTTATCTAGTTTTTCACCGTAACTATCCCAAAATGCTGCTGCTTTAGGATTAGCAAAATAATCAGCTACTTTACCTTTTCCAACTATTACATCAAGAGAGTAGTTTCGTACATCTAATGCTCTTTTTGCTGCACTAACGCGGAGAAGTGGATCTCCTAAAATTCTATAGGCTGCATCTACTGAGCCAGATATTGCTTTATAGAAAAAGCCTGAGCCTTCTAGTTCTCCTGGGAGAATAGCATTAGCTACCAGACGACCAGGTGAGTACTTAGCTGCTTCTACAGCATCAAGTGTGTCTTGAAATAAACCTCGTGCTGCTTCAACTTTGTTATCTTCAATACCATCAATAACTTTATTTGTTGGGTCAGCAAGCATAAGATACTTCTTTTGCTCTGGAGTTGCTTCCTTTAAGATCTTTTCTGGATCTTCACCAGATGCAATACGTACTGCAATATCTACAGCTTCTCTACCAAATGTAGCCTGTGCATTTGCAATACGATCAGGGCTAAATACTTTATCGCCTTTGTCGTTTGCTACAGTCCAAGCATCACCAATATCAAGGTCTTGGTCTACTGCAATAGCTGCTGTACGATAGGCACGAGTAGTAAAATCAGATATTTCACCAAGACCTTTAAGGATTGCCCCACCTGTGTAATCCCAAGTGGTTCCAAAAAATCCACGCTTAGGCTTAGTCTCAGGATCTTCATTACCAAAGTTCTTTTGTAAGTTATCCTGTTGTGCAGGAGTTAACTTCTTATACTTGGCACTACCAACCTCAGCCGGTACATTTAAAAGTTGCTTGTGAACCTTAAAGGCTTTATTAAAATCATCAACCTTTTTTTGTTCCTCTGGTGATAATCCCGCTGCCAAAGAGGCTGCTTTTAAGTTATCAGACATTAATTACCTCGTGATAAGGCATCCTGATACAAAACTGCAATCTCTCCAGTAGTGTCATATGGAAGCATTTTTACTAAAGCATCTGAAAGTTTTTGTGATGTCTTACGCATCATAAGTGCGCTAGATCCAGCGCCTGGTCCCATATCAATACCTGCAGTAATAGGTTCATCTGGTCGCTGTGTAGGTGCAAACAGTGGTGTAATTGGCGTCTGTTGCATAGATGCAGCACCTTGGCCCTGTCGGCCTGCTGCTCTTAATTCTGTATTTGTAGCACCGCGTACGTCAGGTGTTGATGCTAAAGGAGCGCCACCTGCGATCTCAGCAGTTTGTACACCGTCACCGTATGAGCTAGATGGTGGTAGGTCTGTACGTGATGAAAACTTTCCAGGACCGGATACTCCCTTAACTGGGTTCTTGGCTTCGTCTATTGCCATCGTTATCCTCCTGTATCGTCTCTATGTCTGTTGCAAAATCTTCCCAAGCCTTGTTAACTTCAGTTTCCCGATTAGCGTGGTAGATACTTAATTCAAAAAGTGATTCAAAAAATGTTGTCATTACTTGAGAGATATTAAATATCAACTCAGATAGTATAACTAAGAAATCTGTAGAGCGTACTGGACGACGCACTTTATTCTTGTCCATCGTCCAGCACCTCCATCAGAATAATATTACTTAGATACTTTCTTGCCTGGCTTTGGTGTTCCAGCGAATGGTTGGTAAACCTTTCCGCCTGTTACCTTATCTCCTGCTTTGCTGCCTTCGACTGGCTTAGACATTGGAGCTGGTGCTTGTGTTCCTTTTTTCATATTTCACCTCCCTTGGATTTATGCCGCGCCGCCGATTGAGGCGAGCAGTGATGCAATATCTGGTCTTCCTTGAGGTTGTTGTGGACCACCAGGAGCAGGGGCCGCACCGCCAGATTCATCTGGAGTTGGCTGCGAGGCAGAAGCGGGGGCCATACCTGCACCTAGTTCGGCAGGCATACCTAACGGAGCCTGCGGCTGTGGCTCAGGCGCAAAGGCCTTCTCCACAATAGTTTCGATCTGCATACCCTTTTGACGGCCTTTAATTACTTCGGCTATACGGGTAATGATCTGAATAGGATCTTGTCCTTGTGATGTAAGTACAGGTAATGTTTGTGCATACTGTGCAACTGCAGTGCGTAATGAATCACGCATCTCTTCAATATCAACTTTTTGCTCTTCTTGTGTAACGTTAATCTCAACTGGCATCTCACGACGTACATAATCACGTGATACAAGCTTGTCAGAGCGCATTTGTAGCAAAGCAATAATGGCACGGTTAGGGTCCATACCTGACATAATTCCGTAACGGACATCTACTGAATAGTCACCGTTAATAGCCTTAGCAGGTTGGTACTTGAGTGTGTATGGCATACCATCATCCATACCACGAATCTCTTTAGTGCGATTACCAAAGATCTTCTCATCTACTGCAAAGCAGATAGAGATTAAGTCTGTAAACAAACGAGCAAACTGTGCTTGTGCTGCTTTAATCTGTGAGTCAAAGCCAGCCTGTAATGCTTGAACACCGCGTCCTGTTACAACGCTTGCCTCAATGTTTCCTGAACGAGACTCTGGATAACGAGCACCGATACGTAGTTCACGCTCTAAGACACCAGACTCTGCAAAGATACCAGGTGGTAGGTCTAGTGGAACGCGACGGATTGCCTGCGGATTGGCAGAGCGCATAATTGAATCAGGGCCGATTGCCAACTCTTGCACATCTTGTGGGATGGCTATAGGAGCTTGGATGGACTTTTCGGCGGCCTGAATCTGTAGCACGGCAAATCGAGCACGTGCAAGCTGAACTGCAAGGATGTCGTCAAACTGACCACGTGCCTCGCCATCAATGGATGAACGCATTGCAACTTGTACAAGGCATTTACCAACTGGATTAGGTGTGCGTGCAAGGACTAAGTCTTTGCGATCTGGTAGGAAGATTACATCTTGTTCTGCGT